GTTATTCACAGTATTGTTACCCACACCAATATTGACCTTGTTGGGCTTGTTGGGCTTGTTGACCTTGTTATTCACAGTATTGTTACCCACACCAATATTGACCTTGTTGGGCTTGTTGGGCTTGTTGGGCTTGTTGACCTTGTTGTTCACAGTATTGTTACCCACACCAATATTGACCTTGTTGGGCTTGTTGGGCTTGTTGACCTTGTTGTTCACAGTATTGTTACCCACACCAATATTGACCTTGTTGGGCTTGTTATTCACGGTGTTGTTACCCACACCAATATTGACCTTGTTGTTCACGGTATTGTTACCCACACCTGTGTTGACCCTATTGGGCTCGGGCTTGTTGTTGGGCTTGTTGGGCTTGTTATTGGGCTTGTTGGGACCCACAGGAGCCACAGGTTCACCGAAACTAGCTGGTTTCGGAAGGGGTCCTTGTCCACTCGGGAAAGGAACGGTAGAACCTTCATTTTTGTAATACCCCGTACCCTTATTACCAGTCTTGAATACGAACCCTGGTTTGCTTCCCTTAAATGTATTGGACGGAGTAAAGTTTGTATTCTTATTCTTAGAACCACCAAACAAACCACCAAATATTCCACCAAACTTTTGATTTCGTTTTTCACCGGTAACAAAATCTGGTCTATTCATCGTTGCGTATAAACTTTTCTGCGGAAAGGAAATCTGTGAATTTTTGACCATTGAATTAATGTTTCTGTTCCTAGTCCTAGGTTGTTCAGTATTGTTAAATGCTGAATTAATGTTTCTATTCCTATTCCTAGGTTGTTCAGTATTGTTAAATGCCGAATTTCCGGTATTATTGAGACCAAGGTTGTTTCCATTTACATTTCCAGTATTGTTGAGACCAAGGTTGTTTCCATTTACATTTCCAGTATTATTGAGACCAAGGTTGTTTCCAACGTTCACTGCTGTGTTGGTGTTCACTGCTGTGTTAGTTTTGCTGACCATGAGACGCTTTTTGGAAATCTTGATAGGTTCGTGTACATTCATATATTTCAAACGCTTGCCGATGGCATCAAAAATTTGATTTTTAGTCATTTGATCCGTCTGTACCAAACCCACCTTGCGTGCAATTCTCCTAAGATCTGTACGCTTTGATGTCGAACTAAACAGAACATCAAAATCCCTAGGAGTGAGTGGTGATTTCTTATCGATAAGATAACTCATTTTCGAGTCCAAAACTAAGGGGGGTAGGGGTAGTTTCCCTGCCTGTATATCATCATACACCTGACATATGTCATTCCTTGTCAGTTTAATAGATGTCCCAGTACTCAACTTGATGAGTTTTCTGAGATTAGCTATATTTGCGTCTGGGTCACACGCATTCATTATATATTAAACTGACAAAAAAGTTTTTGGTGTGGATCATTTTATCTAACTTCTTGTAATCATCGTGTATATGACTTTGTTCTTCTTAGAAAGGTTTGAATTTTTAATGAACTTCTGAAGATTTTTACTTATAGAATTCAATGGTGCTCCTGTCATCTTTAGCCTACCCAAATAATTATCCTTCTCTTCCTTTTTCAGTGGTAATTTATTCACAAGTTTTATGAGTTCTCCCTGTTTTTTCTTGAATGCTTTAGCACCCTTGACTAAATTAATCTGTGCTTCTCGTGCCATAGCTTCACGTCTCTTAGTGTTTCGCCCCGCCTTGAATTTTCTCATTTCACCCAAGAGTATAGCACTCTGAGCTGCGTTTACTATTTTAGTAGCTTTTCGCTTGAGAGGAGCAATACTCTGGGTACTCTTTCCTACACTACCTAAAAGTTCCCTCTTTTGTGTGTTGGTTAGATTTAGAGTATTTAAGAATACCTTGAGTTCAGCCCTGAGGCGATCAGATTTGGAGGTTTGATTTTTCAGATTCTTAGCGGCAGCCTCAATCTTTCTCTTGAGTGCATCAACATTCGTGTTGAGTTTGATACTATTGAGGAAAGACCTCTTCATGTCAGTTGTGATTTCAGTTTTATTAACGAAAGACCTAATTTCACTCTTCTTTTTTTCGACTGCGATGGCATTTAATTCTGTTTTCACCCTGTTGGCTTCGGTTCGTAAATTCTTAGCCTTATTTGGTGTGAGAGTTGCATTAATTTTATTGAGAATGGGTGTGTTTTTGTTACCCAACTGTAGAGACACCACATAGTTTCGTGTTTGTTTCTGTAGGTTGAGTTGGTCCCTCGCCTTTTTATCAATCTCCCTAGCTCTAGATATGAGTTTATCCAGGTTTTCTGGATTATTCCTAAATCCCTTTAGGAGATTGGTCTTTACAGCGTTTGATAAGATGAGACTCTTCATAGTTTCCACCAATTTCTCCCTATCACGCTGTTTTCGTAAATTGGTGGCATTCAACTTAGACGTGGTGAGAGATTTTTCAGAATTTTTGTCGAATACATTTAAAATTTTTGCCACATTAGCATCAGAAAGTTTGAGGGATTTGAGATGATTAGAAAGTTGAAGTCTCTCGTTTTGTCGCTTCTCTTTGTTCCGGAACGCCTTCAAATTTTTCACCCTAGTTTCGAAAGCTAGTACAGTTCCGGGTGTAGTGTTAAAATTACTGAGTATACTTTTCTTGTTCTCTTCACTGAGATTTAAGGACTCCATGATCTTTTCAACCTTGGCACGGTTCTCGGCAATTTTTTCAGCTACACGGGTATTCTTGAGTTTTTTGGCTTTATTCAACATAGTAGTGAGATTCTTCACCGCATTGAATTCATTCATGATAGTCTTTCTATCCTCGACATTCATATTGAGATTGGTATTGAGATAGTTGTACAGTTTGGTTCGTTCAGCTTTGTGCTTTTCATCGGCCCTCTGTTGTTTGAGATTGGAAACCTGTATGAGCATTTTATTGAGGGGTATATTTTGAGTGGTAAACTTTTGTAATACCATATTTTGATTTTCCGGTGTCATGTTCTTTACGGCTTCTTGAAGTTTTGCAAACTCGAGATTACGCTTCCTATTGATGGCTTCCATTAGTTTAGCCCTAACCTCTTCCGCCTCCTCTATCGTATTAACCTGCCCTAAATTGAGTTGGAATTTTAGACCACTATTGAGAGACATATTTGAAATCTCCTTTCGTATGATTCGTACATATTCGTGGGTGATTTCCTTGTTCATTTTTTCTATGTCGTTGACGTTCTTGGCATTTTTTATTTTTTGGTTGCGTCTCTCATTATTGGGGAGAGCCTTTGTGCGGTTCATGAGTCGCTTCTTTTCATCCGCAAGTGCCTTGACAGTATTAGCCCTTAGTATAAGATTGTCTACGTTTTCGGGATACCTGTTATAGTTGTTAATAATTTGTTTAATTCTTTCATTACTCTCGTCGAGACCTAGATTATTTTTGATATAGGACACGAGACGAAACTTTTGATTTTTCTTCATGTGATTATTTATGTTCTTTTGATTTTTATGATTTTGTATAGCTTGCTTTATAGTGTTAAAGTTACCTATACCCTCGTTGAAATTTTTAAGAAATATCATTCGCTCGTATTTACTCAGTCCCATCCTATTAATTTGATTTTCGAGTTCCTTTCTTTGAAGTTTGCGAGGTTCATTCATAGTTTGAATGGCCATATTTGTAGCGGACTTTTTTAGAGGTGCGAAATTTACAAAGTAATAATTAATAGCTGTTGTGATTTTCCTACGATTTTCGGGTTTGAGGGGAAGTTCATTAAGATAATTGATAAGTTCCTCGTCCATCTCTACCCACCTTTCATGTTCACGCATATTCGCAATCACCTTAGCCTGTCCCAATAGAGTATCTGGTTTCACATACGTCTTTATGTATTTATTCATGATGAACTCTACATTTGAAGCGTTGAGACCAAGTTTGGAAAGATTATTCAGTAGTTGTTGTTGACCGGCTTGTCTAGATTCTCGAATAGTTTTTACGTAATATTCATTAGCTTCCTTCTTGATGGTGTTTAGGGGTTCATCGTGCATTACCATTTTTTCGATAAAGTACACTTGTTCATTTGGTTCTATACCAATTGTTGTGAGATACTCGGTAAGCTTTAGAACCTTTCGTTCTTGCGCCTTCAACTTTCTTTCTTCCGCTTGGAGAATGGCTTTGGCATTCTTCCTTCTCTCGTGAAGGACATTTTTAATCCTGACCACTATATTCTTAACGTCATTCCCAGTTTTGATAGAGTTAATCGATGTTATAAATTTAGGATCCATCTCAGCTGCCGTGGCTATGTTAAGAAGTTTGTTCTTAGTTCTCTGTTTAATAGCTTCACTCGAATTTTGAATCTTGTTAACGTTATTAATCGAAGATAGATTGTTAAGTACGTTCATACTCGCCTCTAGGGCAAAATTAGACAACTTCTTCTTATTTTCTTGTAACTTCTTCTTGTACGCATTCTTGATTTTTTCATTCAAAATCTTAACATTGTTTAGAGAGTTCACATTGGTTACGTTTATGTTTAGTGAAATCTTTTTGGCTCTTTCGAGAAGTTTATTCTTTTCAGCTTTGATGGTATTCTTTTTCTTCACGATGTCGTCAACCTCCTTTTTGATATTTTCGAGTGAGATGTTAGTCGTTTTGAATCGATTAATGAGACCGGTTTTGTTGACATTTAAATTTTTGATGTAGGCACCAAGTTCATTGAGATTTTTAGCTCGTTGTGTGTTTTTGAGATTTTTAACGAGAGTGTCAACATCTTCACGCAACTTGGGGATGTCAACCTTTTCTAATTTCATACGGTTTATGAAATTTTGTTTCCTATTTTGGGGAAGGTTACTCTTCTGCACAAACTCGATAAACTCCTGTTTATCTTTAGCTAGTATCTCAGCATTCTTTCTCTTTTTGTTTTCGTTCTTCACCGAACCAGCCTGTTCAATTTGTATCTTTGTAGGAACGAGACGATTTGTAAACTTCAGATTACTGATGGCTCTCGAAAAGTTCTCAGAAACTCCCCTCTCGTTGGAAAGTTTGGAGAGGGCGACTTTACCAGCCTGTACCACGTCAAGTTTGACGGCTTCGAGGTCTTGTATAGACTTTGTGGCAGTTATAACCCCGGCGAATGATTCGTAGATGCCCAACTCTTTGACTAATTTGGTGAGTGCATCTTTCTCATTTGAAAGGTCGGCAAGTCTCTTTGCTTCACCAGCCTTTTCGATAGTTTCCCTAAGTGCGTCAGCCTTGTCGTCAGTGTCAACGTTGGTGATGCGTTTAGCAAAGTTGGAACTCACACCGAGAGTGTTGGCTAATTTTGAGAGTTCCTCCTTTTTCAGTTCGACACCCTTCTTACCACTCACTTGTTTCAACCTCTTAGCTTCTTCTATGAGAGCTCTCACTCTACTTTGTCCGGGTTTAAACTTGGACATGATTTGATTTTGCTCAACCTGACTGATGCCTATACGACTAACTGCATTTTTGAGAAGTTGCCTCTCTTTGGCGACTGTTTGTGAAGCCTTCTTCTTGACGAGCGCCAGCGCATTTTGCTTCAACACGTCTGAACTGTCTCCCTTTTCAAACCGAGAAAGGAGCTCATTCTTTTGAGACTGATTAATGTTTAAACCTGATATAAACTTAAAAAGATCTGCCTGTCCGGATGCCTTTGTCTGTTTTTTACGATACTCACTGAGTTTTTGAGCCCTGGTTTTGAGAAGTGCGAGATTAGCTTTATCGTTGATTAGTCGAAGGAGACTTCTTCTGTTTCTTGGAGAAAGTGATACATTCTTAATCATCTCGGTAAACTTCATCTTCTTCTTCCCAATTTCGGCGGCTTGACGCACTCTATTAACCCGAAGTGCTTCCCTGTAAAGCGCTTCTGGGGACATCCTACCCTGTGTAACCCTCTGTTGGTAAGACTGGACTTCTGACTTACTAAGAAAAGGTAGTGCAGCCAGCCTTATTTTGAATGTATCCACATCCATTTATATTAGGCTGACAAAAAAGTATATCCCATGTTAAACAAACGTAATTTTTCTTCATAACTCATACCAAAATCAAACACGTTTGTGTCTTCAACGTTAATCTCAAGAATTTCGATGGGTGCCTTGTATGCCACCCTGTTTGAAAGTGCTGAACGAACGAGTGTATCGACAAACTGTTTTGGTGTTTCTATGTCATTTTGGTACATGCGATTCATTTTAATTTTTATACACGTAATCTCGTGTGGTTTTTTATCATAAAATGGAGCCAATGGATATTCTTCCTTCATGCCACCATCTATATAGGTTTTACCCTCATACTTACCGCACGCAAAAATAAAAGGCACAGCCATACTCATACACACGGCGTCAATGATTTTCATATTAGGGTGTGTATCCTTAGAAAAATACACAGTTTCTGAAGTATTCATACAGAAAGCTGAAACATAAATCTTCATTTCCACTTCCTCAAAAGTAGGGTCAGAACCACATATATCTACTAACTTTTTACGAATAGGACCCATATCAACAAATCCAAATTTGTTAAAAAATGAGCCTATGCGTATTTTAACAAAATTGGGGATATTGAGTTCGAGTGAAGTTTCAAGAATTTCATCAACAGACATCCCCATTGCCAAAAATAATGCTAAAATAGCACCCGCGGAAGATCCTGATATTTCTTTGACATCCGCGAGTTGCGTCTCTCTGGCTTTCAAAGCCCCTATGAGAGAGTATATACCCATGGAAGCTGGTCCTAGAACCAGATACTTCATCTTCCTACTTAGTAGAATTGAGGAAATTGACGACGTAAAAGCGCAAAGACCACGGCGAACACGATTGAGTGCACGAAAGCCGCATTCAGGCTGGTCTGACCGGATCGGACGACACCACCCGAGCCGGGAGGAAGGGTGAGGAGAAGACCGGGACTGAGCGCAAGGAAGAGCGCAGTGCTGACGATGAGGTCGTTGCGGGTGAGGACGAGACCCATCGCACGGGCGACGAGGCTGTACACAAGGAAGAACACGAGAGCGTGGAAGAAGATAGCCATCTGACTGGTTTTGCGGTTCCCGAAAGAAACCTTGGAGCCGTCGGTGGTCAGAAGAACACCGGGGCTCAGCGCCAGAAAAAGAGCGGCGGGAATAGCAACTTTCTGAGAAGTAAGATTGGGGAGCATTTAATATATACACATATAATTTTTAGCAAAGTCGGCAAAGTGATTGAAGGATGCACCTCTCATCATTTCTTCATGAAGATGATTATCATTTACATTTCGCCTGAGACTTCGCCAGATGTGTGTGAGTCTCTCCTCAAACCAACGTGTCTGCTCCTGGTATTCCCAGGTCACACGTTCGTGATATGAATCGTGTTCCTTGAAACAAAATTCTACAAAATCACAAAACTTTCCCGAGTGTTCTATGTGTGCGTCATACATCAATGTATTGATTGTATTCCACATGTGCCTGAGTTCATCTGAATATTTGACTTCCCAGTCTTCAATATTCAGAGGAGTGTCGTCGATAAATTCATCGTCGTCACTGGCATCGTTGTCAAAACCAGTGGACGCTTCGTATACATATTGGCTCCAAACCATTGTGGCTTGTTTACTTATCTTCTTTAGGGGGTTTATCTTTTATACCGGTTAACGAGATCGAGGTAGACTCCTTGGTTTTGAGATTATCCTTGATTGCATTTAAAGCTCCCTCAACCTTGGCTTCATCACCGCTAAAAAATACGAGAAGACCATCCTTAATGGCATCCTTATTCATACCCGATTTACGGACAGTCTTGCGAAGGCTAATCTTACCCTTTCGAAGGTTGATTGTATCGATACCCTGGGAAACCATATGCTTCTTGACTGTTTCTTTCAGCCGTTTCTCCTCCTGGTTTAGGATTTTGATATCAGATTTCGCTTCGGAAAGTTGCTTGGTAAGTTCGACGAGCTTAGAAACGCTCTCGGAAAGTTCATTAGAAACGGTAGTCATTATTAAATAGGTCTAGTGTCTAATCTTTAAGCGCAGAGACCACGCTGCATGAGATCGGGAACGATGGTAGAGTTGTTCCACACGTAGGGGTCCTTGGGGTTAGGAGGGTCAGCCCTGATCTGCTGGTTAGCATTGCGGAGAGCGCCACCGACAGTCTCGGGGAAGCCGACCTGCTGACGGGGCTCGAGGAAGTTCTGTCCCTTGAGGATATCCTCGGGGGCAAACTGTCCGAAATCCTCATCACTGGCCACCTCACGGGGGAGGAGGGAGGAAGCGAGACCGGTCCCCTTGTTCATACCACCACAAATAGTGTCAGGGGCGGCAGCGGGACCCGCGGTGGGACCGTTGGAAGGAGCCGCACCGAACGCGGAGTACTCACGCTCGACGATGGCGTAACCAGACTTGGAGTTCATGTTGAACAGAAGAAAAATGAGGACAGCGATGGCCACGAGCATCATAATGTTTTGCCTACGACCCTTAATCATCTTTTATATACTACTAACAAATTTTTTTATTCTTCATCCTCGTCGACAAATGCGTATCCGTCTGGGTATACATCGAGGATGGGGTCCTCGAGAATCTTGACCTGGACGACATTCCACGAAGCACCGAATGCCTTCTTGGCGAACCAGAGACCGGAAAATTCGAGAATGACATTACAGTTTTTGCCTGGCTGAACACCCTCAAAGTCGACAACCTCCTGCTGCGCATTGAACACCTTGGTTACATCGAGGCGCTCACCTGTGAGCTGACCGTTTACTACACTGGGTGTGTAGGCACCCTTAACTACATTCTCAGAAAGCTTCTTACCGAACCATGATTCGCAGTTCTCATTGGCAGCCTCGAGATTACCTGCGTCAATACCCTCAATCTTCTGGATGTTGGCGTCCGATACGAGATCGAGAACAATCTCGCCTGAAACGTCGGCAACCTTCACTCCGTTGAGTTGAACGAAGTACTTGCGCTTCTCATCGTTGAGAGTCTTCACAAAATAGAGACCGTCATCACCTTTGGCTGGAGCGTTGTAGATCATTTATGTATATATCGTGTCTCATTTCTTTAAACCAACAAACGGTATAGCTGCGGATTTATTGAGTACGTTTTTGGGCACCCACATGTTTCTCCTGGGTTTATAACCGTAGAGAGTGTTGGAGATGTCGAAATTTTTGGGTAAATTCTTGGCATTTTTGGGTCTAAGATTAAACTCATTTTTGATATAGGAATTATTCTTGACATTTTTCCACTTGAGACTTTCTAGATTGAAACGCTTATTACCACTCGAATTTTCATATCCGTTAATCTTCACATTCTTTGTGACAGTCTTTAGTCCATGAACTAACTGCTTCGAAAGGCGCTCATCTGAGGGTTTAGTAGTGAAGTTTTTGTATTTGTATGGATCTACACGCTTCGCCTGGTTCATGGAGACCTTGGCGTCTTTCTTAGTAGCTGGAGGACCCTTTCTCACAATTTTGGAACGTATACGCTTGAAAACATCTTCTATAGAGTCGGTGAGTTTCACGCGCTTGTCAAATAAACGTCCCAATCTCACTAGACGTTGACGATCTTTCTCCTTCTTTTCGGGACGAAGTTTAAACTTTTGCATGAGATATATGTCTTCAACGAGAAACTCCTTACTAGCTATGTGTACCCTGTTATTGGTGACGAGTTTACCCGTGTCCAAATTACGATATGTAATACCCCGGCGCCTAGAGAGAACAACTTCGTAACCAAATTCTTTGACTCGCATAAAGGGAATATCAAGAATTCCACCCATCGTAAAATCCTCGATTTTACCAGTTTCAGGTGAAAAATAACGAATATTCAGATCGAGTGCGAAAAGTTCAACATCTATGAACACATCCCCTTTACTTGGGGTATTTCCGGTACTCGCCTTTTTCTTCTTAATAAGGGTGTACCGACGAGTAACAATAGGGCTGGAATGCTTGAAACTAATACCCAAAAATTTGAAAAGTTTGGGGTGCTTATTTTTCATAGAGAGAATCCTCTTTTTGATGCGAGTATTCAAACGTTTAGCTATCTCACCTAATTTGTTCCAGAGAATCAACTTCGTCGCTTGAAGTTTGCCAAAGTATTGTGGATTCACAGCCATTCTGGGTACAAACTTAGCATCGATGTCTGTCGTGATTATTCTGTCAGCGTAGTCAACATAGAGGTTAAAAGCCTCACCTCCACTCACGATGACGTCACCCATATTTTTCATATGCTCTGAAATCTCACCGATGGTCTCTATTATGATGTCACGTATCGAATCTGTGACGAGACCGTACATGACCTTCTCAAAATCCTTATTTTTATGATTGGTATGTACACGGTTTCTAAACTTACCGAGATCCCTCTGTAAGTTTCTGTCGTAATATTTCTTCAGCTTGGCATCCCTGAAGAGTAAATTTTCATTCAAAAATTTTTCAATGGTAGATTTCGGGTATATGTGCTCGTCCATTATTATATCGTGATATAATAATATGGTCTGTAACGTCATTGAAGAATGCAGGTGCTTCGCCTACAGGGGTGAGAGGAACCAATTTTGTGGTGTCCGCAAGGGACCAAATGTTTTACCGTGTCCAGATGATTGCTGCTTTGGTGGATGCCCTGATGATGGTAGTAGACCACCATTTAGATATATAGAGCGCCCAGATGAACCAATCATCGTCGAACGCACCGACCCAAATGAAGTGTACATTTTAATACTCGTATTAATCGTGGTTCTTTTAGGTCTACTTTACATCGACTTAAAGATTACACGAGTAAGATAGATATAATGTCTCTTGAAACTATTCAGACCGAACTTGCCGCCCTCCGCAACGATGTTAAGAATCTCGCTAAGCTTATCCGTAAGATGAAGAATGTTCAGGATGATCCCGATGGTGAGAAGGCGAAGAAGCGCGCTGAGAACAATGGTTTTAACCGAAAGCAAGATGTGACGCCTAAGTTGAGGGCTTTTCTTGGTCTTCCCGACGGTGAACTCATCTCTCGCTCCGAGGTTACTAAGTTTGTCAACAAGTACATCACCGAGCAGGGTCTTAAGCATCCTGAGAACGGTCGTCAGATTATCCTCGACGATAAGCTCCGTGATCTTCTCGCTCCTCCCGCGGACGTTCAGGTTACCTACCTTAACCTCCAGAAGTACCTCTCTCCTCACTACATCAAGAAGGAGGCTTAAAAAATAAAAACATACTCTAATAAAAAAACATGGTTGTCTTCGTTGATAAGACGCGTATTGAACAACTTGTTGGTACAAAGATCAAAAACCTTGATTTGTACCAAAAGGCTTTTACACACAAAAGTGCTCTCAAAGAGTACGAACAATTTACTGAATCATTTGAAACTCTAGAATTTATTGGTGACTCGGTCCTCGGTTTTGTCATCACTAAGTTTTTATTTGATCGTTTCGAAGAACGCCAAGAAGGCTTTCTCACCAAGGCTCGCACCAAACTTGTGCGTGGAGAGACGCTCGCTAAAATCGCAAACGCCCTCAATCTGAATGAGCTCGTCATCATGGATGAAAAGGGGATGCGTAACGGATGGAATAATAACACCAAGATACTCGAAGACGTTTTTGAGGCACTTATCGGTGCCATTTACATGGATATAGGTCTCATCCACGCCAAGGAGTTTATCCTTCGAATTTATCAAGACCCAAAAATCGTGGATATGAATTCCATCATGATTGACGACAACTACAAAGACCATCTCATGCGGCACTGTCAGGTAAACGGATGGCCTCTCCCAGAGTACCGTGTGGTTTCTCATTATGAGGGTCTCTTCTACATAGATATTTATATCGATAACATGTTTCGTTCGAGGGGTGTCGCTAAAAGTAAGAAACAGGCTGAGCAAAATGCTGCACAGATGTATTTTCAGGTGATGGATGAACTTAAAAGATACAACTTCAATTAAGTTAATATGCATCCAAATGTCAAAGCCCTAATTGAAAGGGAGTATGCGGCACAAAAGTCGGAAGAATGGTTGGCTCTCCGCGGAAACATGCTCACAGCATCTGATGCGGCTTCTGCCATAGGTGTGAATAAATACCAAACTCCCGATGAACTTCTTCTCAAGAAGTGTGGTGTCGGTGAGAAATTCACAGGTAACGCAGCTACTCGACACGGTGAGTTGTATGAAGACGAAGCCCGTATCCTCTACGAGCAACGTCACGGTGAAGTTGTACACGAGATTGGTCTCGTACCCCATCCCGAACACAATTGGCTGGGTGGAAGCCCTGACGGAGTTTCCGAAAGTGGAAAACTCGTCGAGATTAAATGTCCTCCCCAAAGAGCTATCATACCCGGGCAAGTACCTGAACACTATATGCCACAGCTCCAACTCTGTATGGAGATTTTAGACCTAGAATCCGCAGATTTTATCCAGTACAAGCCTGCAGCCACCAATTGGCCTAGGCCCGAAGAGTTTGATGTGGTTAACGTTCCTCGTGATCGCGAATGGTTCAAGAAATATCTTCCAGTGATGCGAGAATTTTGGGATAAGGTTCTCTATTTCCGGGAACACGTAGATGAACTTCCGAAACCTAAGTTGAAGAAAACTCGTAAGAAAAAGGAACCTGAACCAGTCGTCTGCGAAATTGAACCACTTCCCGAAGAAGACTTCTACAATGATGATTGAAGGGTTTAATGGCCGCCTCTTTGTACCCTACCAAAGAGATGGTGTGAGATGGATGCTCGGAATGGAAGCACAGACCTCCGGACCAAAAGGAGGATTCCTCAGTGACGAAATGGGTCTGGGTAAGACCGTGCAGCTTTTGGCGACCATGCTTGGTAATCCAAAACCTCGCACACTCATCATCGTACCCAAATCTATTATCACTCAATGGCGTGATGAAATCGGCAAATTTGCACCTGGACTGAGTGTACATGTTTATGATGGCCCGGATCGCGAAGTCGATCCAAACTCAAACATCACCATCGCACCCTACACTGTTCTCACAGTTAAGGGTGGTGGCGTCGATGCATTGACACCTCTTCATCACTTCAAATGGAATCGTGTTATTCTCGATGAAGCCCACGAGATTCGAAACAGGCGTTCCAAATTGTTCAAGAGCGTGAATCGTCTCGACACTGACATCAGATGGATCGTGACTGGTACACCGGTGTTCAATTCAATGGAAGATTTCGTATCCCTGTGCATGTTTTTGGGTCTTCCCAAGAACTATGTTCAGGGTAAGACGAAGGAAATCAAAGACATCTACATCCTGCGTCGAACCAAGGATGACCTCGCCAAGATTAACGAGCGTCTTCGACTCCCTCCGTGCTACTTTGAGAATGTTGAGCTGGAGATGTACCCAGATGAGAAGCAACTCTACGAGTGCGTCTTTCTCGAGGCTCAGGGCATCATCAGGGATGCGTTCAAAAATGCCGTCAGTTTGAATGCGAAAAATATGATCATCTTGGAGTGCCTTCTTCGTGCCAGGCAGTGTATGATTTGGCCACAGATGTATCTAGATGGTGTGGCGAAACAGCATGAGACCCAACCAGAACTGTGGACAGGGCGTTCGAACAAGATGGAAACTCTTTTCAGGATGATTGAGGAACACCCCGATGAAAAGAGTCTCGTGTTTTGTCAGTTCAAGGGTGAGATGAATTATATTCAGTCTCAATTGAAGGGTCCAGTGTTTCGAATCGATGGTTCAGTACCCAAGGAGGAAAGGGTCAGGCAGATCGAGGCGTTCAAGAAGAGTCCAAGTGGTGCTGTCTTCATCATTCAAATCAAGAGTGGTGGTCAAGGTCTCAACCTTCAAGAAGCGACACGGGTTTACATTACCGCACCCGCTTGGAACCCTGCGACAGAACTCCAAGCCATCGGTCGAAGTCATCGAACAGGACAGACCCAAAAAGTTTACGTCAAAAAATTGGTCTACAAGGAGTGTCCACGTTTCGTGAGTGTTGAGGAGGAGATGATGGCTCTTCAGGGACATAAATCCCTAGTGTGCGCAGAAGTGCTCAACGATGAGCGAATTGAGAAACAAATTCCCGTAAACAGGACGACGGACAAAATTTCAATCTTGGACATCAAGAAAATTTTCCGTGCTTAATATAAATGACTGTTGGATCTCGCGCCGAAGTATTCCATGGTACCGCTAATCAGACCTCTGGTGGTCTCACCAAGAAGGATCTCATGATGAAGGATGGTCGTATTGTCTCCAGGGCTGCGAGCAAGGCGGCTAAGAAGTCTCTCAAGAACAACCCCAAGTTCCAGGCTTTCATCGACCTCGCGAAGGAGAAGTCCGAGCAGAAGGGTTCGTTTTGCCTCGTTCCCTCCAAGAAGACCAAGGCTTACAAAAAAATAATCAAGGATAATAAGTAAGAGATGACACTCGCCAAGTGGGAAGAATCTGTCAAAGTGGCTAAAATTAAACTAGGATTAGACCCAAAGAAATTCACCAGAGTTCAGGGTAAACTTCTTAAGGAGGCTCAAGCTATTTATAGTATTCTCCTTGTAAATAAATCTAAATAACAAATTGAAATCCCTTGAGATTTTGCGGCTCGTAAACGACGAGTTGATGTAGCTTCCAAGTGCAACCAAACTTCCTGTTCAAGAAATAGACACTGTTTAGCTCAACAATAGCATGTCCACTGTTTCTTGCGTAGAGACCATTCGTTGCCTCCTCCATCATAGGATTCTTATCTGCGTCGAAAACGTTCGCCTTGATTCGGTCATCGATAGTCGTATCCACCTTTACCCTAAACTTTGGTTCACGGTCAGGTGACTCCTTGACGTTCGAGTTAAACATGGGGAGAAGTTCTTCCTTAGACATTGGAGCTCCAAATATAGCTTCACTCTGTTCAACAACTGCGTCTATGATTTTGTCCTCGAGTTGTCGAAGAGAATCGTAAAACTTTTTCATATAGCTTCCATCCTCATCATAACCCTTAATAGCAAAGTCTATATTGAATTTAGTTGGCCCAACCTCGGGTGTAAACCCGGACACACCAAACGGCATGTACATCCGAGGAAACTGGACACGGAGGGGTGTACCTTGCTTAGTGGTGATGACAATTTTTCGATTATTGAATTGATTAATTTGTATATTGTCAAGGGCTTTGTCCATGATTCTAAATATATTTCATCTTAAAACTTTAAGCTGAGCAAGCAACACATTCTGGTTCTAGACTAAATTGGATTGGACGAGCTTTCGCCTTACTACGCAAATAGTACATTCCCGTTTTGAGTCCGGATTTCCACGCGTACATGTGCATGGAGCTAAGCTTCGAGAGGGTGGGACTTTCCATGAAGAGATTCATAGATTGAGACTGATCGATGAAACGACCACGGTCAGCTGCCATATCGATGATGCACTTCTGACTGATTTCCCACACAGTCTTGTATAGTTGTTTAATGTCATCTGGTATATCTACGATATTTTGTACGGAACCCCCAGCCTTCACCATGAGATCCTTCATCTCCTTTGACCAAAGACCAACCTTTTTGAGATCCTCGACCAGGTGTCTATTGACGACGACGAATTCACCCGCTAGGGTGCGACGGAGGTATATATTTGTCGTATATGGTTCGAAGCATTCGTTGTTGCCTAGGATCTGTGCCGTAGAGGCTGTAGGCATCGGAGCCAATAGAAGACTGTTACGAAGACCCTTCGTCTTCACACGTTCTCGCATAGCGTCCCAATCATAGCGACCACTGAATTTCGTCTCTCCATCCCACATATCCGGTTGAAGGATACCCTGAGAGGCTGGAGACCCTTCAAAGCTCTCATAGGAACCCTCGATTTCAGCGAGTTCCGAAGATGCCTCTAGAGCTGCGTGGTACATAGTCTCAAATATGTGCGCATTCATGAGACGAGACTCTTCACAGTCGAATGGGAGACCACACAGGATGAAAACATCAGCGAGACCCTGAACACCCAGACCGATGGGGCGATGCTTCATGTTGGAGCGCCTCGCCGTCTCTACTGGGTAGAAGTTACGATCGATGACCCTGTTCAAATTCTTAGTGACAGTCTTCGTGACTTCGTGGAGCTTTTCAAAGTCAAAAGTCTTCGTCTCCTTATTGACGTACTTAGGGAGTGCAATGGATGCCAGGTTACACACGGACGTCTCATCCTTGTCAGTATATTCCAAAATCTCAGTACAGAGATTTGAACTTTTGATGACCCCCAAATTCTTCTGGTTCGACTTGGAGTTACATGCATCCTTGTAAAGCATGTAGGGGGTCCCTGTCTCTGTCTGTGACTTGAGAATCGCTTTCCAAATGTCCGTAGCTGGAAGTGTTGCATTGGCGAGACCCTCCTCTTCATACTTGATGTAAAGCTCTTCAAACTCCTTACCGTAACAGTCGGAGAGGCCCTTCGCTTTGTCAGGACAGAAAAGGGACCATTGACCACCTTCCTCAACCCTCTTCATGAAGAGATCTGGAATCCACATGGCCGTGAAAAGATCTCGGCATCGTGCCTCTTCATCTCCCTGATTGAGACGCAACTCCAAGAAGTCCATGATGTCCGCGTGCCATGGTTCCAAGTACACGGCGATACTTCCCTTACGACGACCCGCCTGGTTTACGTACCGAGCGGTGGCATTAAATACCCTTAGCATTGGAATAATACCATCAGATTGTCCGTTCGTTCCTCGAATTCGGGATTTATTAGCTCTTATGTCGTGTATATGGAGACCTATACCACCCGCCCATTTTGAAATCTGGGCACACTCCGTCAAAGTTCCGTAGATGCCATCGATCGAGTCCGCCTTGTTTGCAATTAGGAAACAGCTAGACATCTGAGGACGAGGCGTACCAGCATTGAATAGGGTTGGTGTGGCATGGATGAAATAGCCTTGTGACATCTTATCATACGTCTCGAGGACGGCGGGGACGTCCCTCCCATGAATGCCTATGGCGACACGCATAAATAAATACTGGGGTGTTTCTATGAGCTTTCCATCAACCCTCTGAAGATAACTCTTCTCAAGAGTTTTGAGACCGAAATATCCAAAATCAAAATCCCTATCTGTTTTGATATGTTCCTTGACCTGCTGTGCAACTTCGACCACTTCATCGGTGATGACACCGGCCTTTTGAAGCTTGCGCATAGCTAAGTGAAAATTGTTGGGACACACTTTGTGAATATTACTAGCAATGATACGAGTGGCGAGTGTCTCATAGTCAGGGTCTGAGGTAATCATACCGACGCATATTTCAGCAGACAGGATGTCAATCTCTTGAGTAGTGATGTTGTCATACATCGATGAAAATACCTGTTGAGCAACTTTGGAAGAATCACAGTTTTCCGAAAGCCCATTCGTTAAATTCCGGATCCTATTGGTGACATTATCAAACTTCATATCCTCAATACGACCTGAGCGTTTAACAACCCTCATATATCTAAAGTTCCACTTTTATTTTTAACTTATTTCTTACACTTCTCAAAATCTTCGGACCTCACCGATACGGTGCCGACAGTCTCGAACTTGCGGTTCGGTTGGAGAAGATACGTGTTCACGTAGAACGGACCCTCCTCACCAGGCTTGGCGACTGGAGCATATGATCCCACGAAGCAGTCTGGGGGTTTGCATGGAATTAGTTCAGCATTTGCGGGTTTGTTCGCGTACGCTTCATCAAAGTCAGAGAAGTTCAGCATTTAATATCTACAGACAATTTTTTTCGGCGACTATATTAAATGTGTGATAACCTCCACCTCAATTCCCTCAAGCAGTGCGAGACTCCACTGAACACCCTGTTCTTTTCTGACTTCAACAAGAATCTTCTCCAGCGGGGAATTCGTCAGTCGTTTAAGAATAAAACTGGTATCTCCATCGACTACCAAAATCCCGATGACCTCTACGGCATCATGCGCGTTGTCTTCATCAACAACGCAGGTGATCATTACACCCAAGTCAACGAACAGGTTAAAGCCATGAACGCTCGCGTCATCTCTATCGCCATGACTCAAATTCAGACTGGCGTCTCCCAGTACATCGCATATGCCCAAGACATAGACACTATCAGCACTCCCATGGACAGACCCATTAATACCAGTACCACGGGTAATAAGATTGAGTACAACGATAAAATTGGATTCAATTAAAGTTTTGGTTCTATAGATTGTTAAGATGAGTCTAAACTACTACAAAACAGAAACTGAAAAAGTATGTAAATCCAAAGGTTGGGATCGCGCAGCCATAGATACGGTTTGGCTTCTCCTGACGGAAGAAGTTGGTGAACTGGCATCAGCGATTCGGCAGTACAAGAAGACTTACAAGAAGACTGGACTTAAGAAGGAACGAGGCACGGACGTCATGATGGAAATGGGAGATGTGTTTAGTTATCTCTTTCAATTGGCACACATGTTAAACGTAGATCTCGATAAGATGTGGGAAGAACATCGGTCTAAAATGGCAGACAAAAAATATAATCTGAAGTAATAGCAAGAATGAGTAAGTATATGCTCAACGATGAAGATGCTATCAACGATGTGAACCCATTCGTCGTACACGATTTTTCCCTTCCAGGGGGCGTACGACAGACGGGAAATTTTGAAGATTTTCAGGAAGTTCCCCCGTATGGAGGCATTCCCTCTGAGGGTAAGAGTGTATTCTGCACGACAGGCCTGTGTGCGGGTGAGAAACGACCCTGTCAAATCGATAAAAGGGTTCATCCTCGCCGTAATATTGACTATGGTCTAATGTGTGGTAAGAACCCCGTGGTTGGTGTTTCGAACAGGACTATCCCGTGGCGTTGGATTATCATTTTCTTACTCATCGTTCTAGTTCTATTATTTTTAAGACGTTGAAGAAGTACTCAAGTCGAGACGTTCGGGTACACTCTTGAATAACGTTGACTAGATTCTTTTTACAAAACCTTTTGACAAACTCCATCTGCCAAGCACTCTCCATATTTACACGGGGTGGTTGGAATGTTGGATCAATAATTCGCGTAGCGTGAAGAATACGAACATAGGTTCGATCACTTTGGTCGTTGACGATTAAATTTTCGAGAATGAGTTCTGCCATGCGCTGCCTCACCTCGAGTGTCTTCGTGACCATGGTGTCTAGAAACTTCTCATAGGGAATTGACCGTTTGTCAGATTCCAGGTAAGTCCAGTCTGCGAGAGGCTCCGTATTCATATAGTCTGTGTATGTATTGTATCCCTTTCCTCTCGTGTATCGATCATACACTATTTCAACGTAAGAAAGATCGGACTCCACATCAAAAATATGTTTGGCAGATTTTATAAAGGAGGTCATGTATCTTTATCTAGAAGTTAGTCTCTAAGTAAAAAAAAATGTCAGATTACAGTAATATAAAATGGACCCAAAGCTCATAGGTGTAATTGTGTTGATGATGTGCTGTCTTTCCTCTAGTGTATCTTTCGCTATGATCATGGGCGGTGGTGAGGATGATTCTTCAGGTGGAGAAAAAACACCAACCACAAAGACTTCTAGTGATGATGAATCGGATACTACAACAGGTGAGGGGGATGTTAGTAGCGGCGCCGCGCTTCCATCTAGTCCACCCGCAGTTGCGGATAAAACTCTTTATACTCCACCCCCACCTCCACCACCGGTAGCGGGGAATGTAGGTGGAGTTACAACTGTTCAATTGTGTTCACCCTGGAAGGCACAAGATTGTAAACGAGCCGGTGCTGTGATGACATGTCCCGAATTCAAGGCGTGTTGGCAAAGTCATAAACAAGCACCGTGTGCAGGTGAAGCATGGTTTAATAAATGTGGATGGTGAACACCTAAGTGGACCCAAAACATCTTAAAAGAATATGTTCAAAAATGTATTCATCGATTGCTAACAATAGTTTTTCGTATCTCTTGACCCTAGATGAGATACGAAAAGCTCTCCCCGATGAGACACGACCTTCGTGGGTCAAAATTACGACCATCACTATGGTGTCGAGCTTTATCCAGACCATTGATATAAAGCGACTTCGACGACTTTTTGAAGAGATTGGGTCCTATAAAATGCGCCGCTCTGGTACACAAACCGATGGTTTCGAGTGGAAATTGAAACCTACCACATTCTACAATCAAGTGACTCTAACCTATCACGACAGCTACAGCACCAAGTCTGTCAAGGTATTTCCAAACGGTTCAGTCCAAGTGGCGGGTTGTTGTGACCTCTTCGATTGCAAGCGTATCATCACACAACTGATTCATATTTTCAAAACCTTTTTGGGTTTGACTGTAAATGTTCCAGTTGATTCTTTCCGTGTGGTCATGATCAACTCCAATTTCAGCCTCAACTACAATATCAACCTCATGAAGGTTGCTGATTGGTTCGAGCAGTACGACGACATCTTCAAAGTTTCCTTCGAACCAGATCGTTACTCCGCTGTTAAAATCAAGTTCAAACCTTCCGAGGACATGAAGGAGATCACTTGCAGTATTTTCAGCACTGGAAAAATCATTATCACGGGGGCAGAGACCCTCAAGGAAATTGCATTTGCCTATAACATCATCAACCAGCACATCAACGAAAATCCCCAAATTAGGGTGTCTCGCACCGAAGACACCGACGTATTTGACATATTTTTGGGGTACAAATGTGAACCCCTCATTGAAAATCTAAAAGAGAAGGGATTCCAATCTTGGATGAGAACGATTACCAATAGACAAATTAATTTCTAATGTAATAATAACAAATATGTCTCAGCGACTTGGTATGGCCGATGGACGGTGCTTCACCATGAACTCTTCAGCCCAGCTCTTTAACAACTACATTATGAAGCAGAATGGCATCACTTTCGAGGATAACTACTCGTACCGTCAGCTTCTCCAGAAGCAGGGTCCCCAACTTCTCTCCAAGATTCAAGAGAAGGAGCAGGGTGCGGGTCCTTGCAACACTTGTGACAAGCCTCTTCTTAAGATGCCCAACATTTACTAACTGAGAAAAATCACCAAAAAAACTTTAGGACCTTCCTATAGAATGTCGACATGTTCCATATGTCTCAATGAAGTCAGATGCACGAGGACAAATCCTCCCATCCGATGCGGACATATGTTTCATTCCCACTGTCTACAGGAATGGAAAAATCAAGGTAAGAACACGTGCCCTGTTTGTAGAAAAGTTTTCGATGCGACGCAGTTTAAAATTACGGTTACTATACAAAACAATTACACAGCAGTGGCGAACTCTGTGTCCTTGAGTGAAGATTCGATATTCAATGTGTTGGATCTATTCGATATTAACTTTGACGTCGAGAATCAACCAGATCTAGACAGTATTCTTGCGGACCTGGGGGTGAGTCTTGCCGACTTTGATGCCTCTATTCTTGACGCAGAAGGATGAACAATACGTCTTGTAATTAAGACCCGGATAGTTCCTAGAAGCCTTACGAGGATCCAGGATGGCTTTACCTCTAGCATCAGTGAGAAGTGGACCAGTAGCCCACCCCCGCTTGTGACTGAAGACGTTAGCCTTAAATATGATACGCTTACCCGGTTTGAACTGACCAGCCCTCTTTATCCGTGATTCGGGAACCTTAAAGAAATTAGCAACAGATTTAATAGTATCACCAGGCTTAACCTTGTATTCAACCACGCCATGTTGCTTGTAGAAATGGAAATCACCTTGACGGATATAGTTCATTGGTCGCCCAGGAGACACAAACATCATAACTTTGAAATACCCCCTCTTGCATTTATCGTTTGCATTTGTCTGGTACACTTTAGTTGGATTATCTGAAATTACGCGCTTGGGGAGTCCGGTGCAGTGAGTATACGAATGATTACTATTTGAAAGTCCTGAACGGTCACCAGGAATAGACTTCTGCCACCTGTAAGCTTCATAGTCTCCTACAGCATACGCATAGCAGTTATTATTTCCTATACCCTTGGGAGTTCCCCACCTCCTGTTTGTAAACCTACTTTCCGAGCCACTCAGGGGGAGTAGCTTCATTTGTAGTGTACCTAGAAAAAAATATCCACATGTAATAAATGATTCAAGAGGTTGCCAAGTCTAAGAGCAGGTCTGAGGCGCTCACCGAGTTTCTCACCTTCGTTCTCATCGTGCTCATCAGCACATTTATCCTACGACTCGTATGGAACCGCTCTCTCGTAAAGCACATTTCCATTCTCAAGCCTATCAATACCCTTCTGGACGCGTTCATCCTTTCCCTTTCTCTCCAGGTCGTTCGCGGTCTCTAAATCTCACTGTATCCAACGATCTTCTCACCGTTAGGACCCTCTAAAGTGGGGAAAGCGTCCATGCCATCGCATCCACCCTTGTCGCAATCGACGAAGGTGTGAGGCTTACCCTTCTTCTTCATGTATTCTAACTGCTTACGAGTCCATCCACAACCCATGGTTCCGTAAACAGTCCACTTCTTCTTCTCGCCGTTAGAGACGGGAGCCTTCGCACCAGTCTGTGTGAGAATGTAGATATCGAGTGCTAGTAAAACTAGTAAGGCGATCATATTTTATTATAGATAAATATTAAAAATGTCATCGACTGTATTCGTCATGGGAAACAAAAAGGTCGCGCTCAAGTACACCAGGAAGATGCCCCGTGGTGAAGTTGAACGGATGAAATCATTCGTCGCTAAGAATGGTGAGAAACTCGTCAAGACCCCAAAGTTTAAGATACTCTCTGAAGTTGACGAGGGTACTAAGAGGATTTTTAAGGTTGACAAACTTTCTTTTTGAGTGCGTTGAGTTCATCTTTATCTAATGCATTTACAAACTTATTTACAAAAGTCTTAGCCTTTGGTGTGGGAGTCTTAGTCTTTGGTGTGGGGGTCTTAGCCTTGGGTGTGACTGTCTTGAAACGACCCTCAACAAACTTCATATTCTTACCAGCCTTTATGGCATTCCTTACGTTTTGAGGTGTCTTCATGTTAAAAGGCTGACCACGATCTGCCCTCTTCCATCGAGCCTTTTGCGACCACGTTGGCTGTGCCCTCCTTTCCCTCTCAGCCTTATTCTTAGCCAAAGCCTTTTCGTATGCACCCTTTCTCACATACTCACGCTTCTTACGATTTACGTCAACAAACGAGTACTTCTGTGGGGCCTGACGTCCACGTTCTATCTGACGATTGATTATTCCCTGCATCTTGGCGGCGTACTCTTGCAAGTTCTTTTGCTTAGCCGCATGATACGCCGACTGACTCTCAAATTCCTGCTTCTTACCATGTACGTCAACGAAAGACCTCCAATACTCTTTCTTCTCAGCCTTGACCTTTTCTTTCTCAGCTTCGACCTTTTCCCTCTCAGCCTTATTCTTAGCCAAAGCCCTGTCATACGCAAACTTTCTGACAAATTCACGCTTCTTACCCTTTATATCAGTGAAAGTGTACCGTTGCTTGAGACGAACGGGTGTGGGTGTCTTACCCTTCATGGCCTTAATTTCCTTGAGTTTGGCATTTAACTTATTGGCAGCCTTCTTCCTTCCACTCTCGATCTTTCTAGCGAGATTCATCAGATTCGAAGGAGACATCTCTCCGTAAGGTGGTGTATTAGACTTGGGAGTTGGAGTGGCCGTCTTAATCTCGGTGACTGGGCGTACAACACCAGGTCTCTTTTGAGGTGGTTTAGGTGCGGCCAATACAGCCGCAGCCCTCTTGATCGCGTTGTTCATCTTCTTTTTCCTTTCCTCAGTTGAGAGTTTGGGACTGGGGGTCTTAGCTTTGGGTGTCTTGACCTTGGGAGGAGTTTTGGGCTTGGCCTTGGGGATGATCATTTTGAGAGCCTCGTTGAGAGTCTTTGGTCTATTTGGTTTCTCCTCACCAGTTAAGAATGGGTGAGTCAAAATAGTCTTGAATGTGGGAAGATTTTGCCGGAGGGTGCCGGCGTTTATATCCTTTCGAAAACCAGGCATCTTCAGACATCCATTTACGGTATACTTCCCGTTAAACGCGAGGAACTCCTTGTTGGGTATGAGTTCTTCGATGAAATTTTTAATAGCTCGCTC